TCATGCCTGCGGTGAACTGCCGGCTGATAGTAGACGTTGGGTTGAAGAAGCCCTTCATGCCTTCGACCAAGTTTGCATTGGCGGCGGGGTTCACCGTTGCGTAGCGATCGTTCATCGGCGATGCGTACTCGTTCAGCTTCTGGTTGCCTTGCAGCAGGACCAGCGAGGTGGACGGCGTAGTGCCAGGCGTGCCGACAGACGAATAGATCGACTTGTAGGCGTTGGCCACATCGTTGTCGATGCTGGAGGCCAACTGCGAAATACGGGGCTTGAGAACCCGTTCCGCGAAGTCGTCCAACTGCATGGTCAGTTCAGCAGATGTGAAGTTGACACCGATGTGCTTTTGGCTTGCGACCGTCAGCGTGGTGTACTGTTCGTTGTCGTCCTGAACTTGCAGGGCGGCGCCATCGGTCACCAGAGCACGGTCGGGCAGACGAATGCGCAGGGTGGAGCCGATCTTTGCGCCTTCAACGGCGAACGAATCGTCGTATTGGCGGTTGACGTTGCGGGTGAGCACCAGGTTGTTCTCTAGGCCATGTGTTCGCTCAAGGTCGTTAGGCTTGAACCGCCCTTTCGGGCTGCTGCATGTCACCATGCAGAGCAGACTATCTCTTCACCCTATTGCTAGGGGTTGTGCGCTTCCAGCCACTTGGCTGTACTCCCTTTCGGGATAGTCGTTACACCTTCCGCTGATGAGGGCAAACGCCACCGTTTTTGTGCTTGCCAATTTGACAGTTCATGCACAGAACTTGGAACCCCTCAGGGAACTTGTTCTTGACGAGCCACAGATAAAAGCCTGTTCCGCTACCGGAGTACAACTTGGCTTTTCTCATGTCGGCCCCGTCATTGTGCACGTGGTCTATTGACAAGAACATCTTCTCAGCTTCACCGCAACAGTTGCATTTGTAGCCGCCGTAGGCGCCATACACTGCTTCTCGTTGCTTGTCCTGATTGCGCTTGGTCTTTTCAGCTTCAGCAAGCCGCATAGCGGCTACTTCTTCTGGCGTTCCATTTGCAATCTTTCGGTTGCGCCATTCGCGAGAGTGTTCCCGAGACTTCTCTCGGTTGTTGGCTCGCCAATCGCGCATTCGCTGATTGAAGACTTCCCGGTTACGTTCACGGTACCTAGCAGCCGCTTCACGGTTCTTAGTCCGCGTTGCTTCGTCAGGTTCCGTATTACCTTCTTCTTTGGCTTGGCTCGGTATTTTCATGTAATCATTCTACATGACGTCCACCGAATTCACACAATTTTTTTCTTGACGTTGCCGTCAGGGGAGACCGATTAGTTAATCTCCAGAGCTTTCCGGGTGATCATGTCGATGGTAAGGATCGAATTGGACATGACCTAACATTCCTTTCAGGGTTAAAAACTAGCGGAGGCGAGCTTCCATCTTCTTCACCTGTCGAGCGCGGTCGGCTGCGATCCATTCTGAAGTGCTCATCGACTTGATGGAGCGTGGATCAGTTGTATCGTAGGTCGATGCGCCCTTGCTGCTGGCCGTGACAGGCGTAAAAGGCGGTGGAGCACTAGAAGTCTTTTTGACCATCGGTTCCGAGGCCAGTTTGGCCTCGATACGTCCGATCTCTTTGGCTTGCACATAAGGCGCCAAGCGGGAAATACGATCTGCTTCTTTCGGGTTGGCACCGAGGTAGTAGGCTACATCAGGGCCAATATCCGACGATTGGATCGTCTGTGCCATCACGGTCGTGATCTTGAGGCTTGGGTTGTACGCGACCTGTTCAAAGTCATCGTACTTGTTCCGTGCCTCTTCTTCCCTGTCGTGATAAGCACCGAGAACTTCTGTCTGCTGGCGCTGCACATCCCGTTCGTAGAGTAGCTGCTCGGCCTTCTTCATCGCCAATGCATCGGCGTAGGATTCAGTCGAGTCAAACTGCTCTGGTCTGGGATCAGCAGTAGCGACAACGGGGACAACACGCTCTCGTTCCCACTTTCGTTGCTCGCGTGCGAGCCTCTTTCCTATCGCGGCATCCAACTCTTCTTGAGTGAACGCCTTTACCGGCTGTGCTTCTACGGGTTCAGGTGCCGCCGTGGCTTCCTGTTCCGGCGCGGGTACTTCCGCTAGTACTTCTTCAGACATTGTGTGAATCCTTGGATTCCCTGGTGAGCCGCACCAGTACGGTTAACTATTCGGGAATGCAGCAGTCGGCGGGGTGAACGTGGTCCCACTAGGATAGCGGCAGATGCCCTTGGTGAAGCGGAAGTCGTCTATGTAACCGTTGAAAACTAAAGGGGTATACGCCCCTAAAACACCAATACCAAACGTTTGGGTTGATGGGTTTATAGTAAAACCAGTAACATTACCCGTATTTTGTTGGACTCCACCAACATACAGACGAACAGTATTGCCGTCTCTAACAAAAGCAATATGATACCAAGTGTTAGAAGTAATAGCGCCAGCGCCGGTATCTGTTTGTACTGCGGTTTGCGCCGCATTAAACACTAGAGTTGATACGGCACCGGTTCCCGTTATAGATATTTGATACGATCTATCTCCAATACCGCTAGAACATTGCCCAACAATTGTATTGTTAACTGCGGCATTGGGAGTATTTACCCAACATTCAATAGTGAAATCACCTGCCCCAAGATTGAGCGCTGTTTTGGCTGGTGTGGTTAGGTAATCCGTAGTCCCATTAAACTTCAAAGCCCCAGTACCATACTTAAACACACTAGTACTGATCTGCGCCGAAGCTACCGTCTCAAGGTTGTTAAGTTCAGCGTTGTCAAAGATGGCTGCGTTGCTCATGCCCAGCAGCAGTGCAGTGTTCGTGACTGCGGTCAGTGGCGCTGTGGGGGGTGTGAACGTCGTTGTGTAAAGCGTTGTCCCGGTCAAATAACGAAGGTTAGAAATGTAACCGTAATATAGGTAATTTGCAGCAACACCGTCATACCCGACATACAGCGGGTTAGTAAATGCTCCAGCGGTAACATTAGCCGCTGAATAACCAGACACACCGTTAATAAATATCTGTAGATTATTGCCTGATGTTCTGCTTACGGCAATGTGCGTCCACGCATTATTAGATATTGATGTTGATGTTTCTACTAGCGTACCATTACCATAAAAACCTATCGCCAATGTGGTTCTATTAATGTATATGCCAAATACGCTAGTCCCGCCAAGATTACTTCCCATTAAAGAGTCGTAATTACTTAATCCGCCAGAACCATTGCCAGAACGATAAATCCACATCTCTATCGTAAAAGAACCAGTCGGTACAGTTAGTGGCGCTGCGGCAGGGACGCTAAGATAATCCCCCGTCCCATTAAAGTACCCAGACCCACCGTTAGTAGCAACGTCATAGGGGTAGACAGGGGTAAATGGATTGAACGAGCCTTGGGTCGTGTTGCCGTTGCGGGTGACCGTAGCACTGTTGATGCTACCGTCTAAGAACGTGTTGTTCTGCCCGCCATTGACTCCATCCCCGTGCAGGAGCATGGAGACATAGGCCCAGTAGGGGTCTGTGACAACCGCAATAGTACCCGTGCCGGTGTCAACGGCAATGATCCCCTGGACGCCCAAGGCGATGCTGTTCTGGGCGCCAAGGAAGCTCATTGCTTGTTCACCGGTCTTGCGTAAACGTCGCCAACAGCGGACACTTGGATCGCACTGACACGCCACGGAGCGCCAGTGCCAGTTGGAATCTTGAACGGAATGGCCACGTTCGCAGGCACATACGTTCCATCAGTAGCCGAGGCAGTCACACCCTCGCCCACCAGCACATACGCTGCCGAGGTGACCGTTACCACCACGCCTTGAGGCCCAGCAGGCCAAGTGCCTGTGGAGCCAGCAGTGCCGGTGTAGGCGACCGTCTTAGGACCAAGTTGCGTGCCGATGCACGGATTGAGCATTTCCATCGTGTTACCCCAAGAAACGAAGTTTGTAGAGCGTGCGCAAATAGATCTCGATGATGTTGTCGATCAACTGCTGCAACGACATATCAGCCTTGTCAACAACATCATACCGAGCATCTTCAATCTGCTTGAGCGAATCTTCCAAAAACTCAATGATGTTGGTGGTTTTTTTGGCCGATTGCAGTGTAATCGCCCCAATTAGACCATGCCGACCTTGGTACGACTCAGCAAAGTCATCAGCCGCATCAATGATGCGGTCGT